CGCGATGATGTCAGCCGATGACTTGAAATCAACCACTGGAATCTATGACGCCGCCCTTGGTGCAAGATCTCAAGAGGTGTCAGGCATTGCAATCCAGCGCAGAAATGCACAATCGCAAACAAGTAACTTTCATCTAATGGATAACTTGAATCGATCATTGAGACACGCAGGTCGAATCATTGTTGATTTGATTCCAAAAATATACGACGCGCCTCGCACTGCGATCATTATCGGTGAGGACGGCGAAAAAGAACTCATTCGCATTAATGAAGAATTCGAGAGAGATGGGAAATCAAAACATTATCAGCTTGGCGTTGGAAAATATGATGTTGTTGTGGAAGCCGGACCAAGTTTTGCGACAAAACGCCTCGAAGCTGCATCCTCAATGGAGCAATTAATTAGAGCATATCCAAGCATAATGCAAATGGCAGGAGACCTTTTAGTAAAGGGAATGGACTGGCCAGGCGCACAGGATATCGCAGAGAGACTAAAAAAATCAATGCCTCCTGAACTTGTTTCGGATCAAGAAAATCCTCAAATGGACCCGCAACAAGTTCAAGCGCAGATTAACCAAATGAATCAGGTCATTGAACAATTGACCGATGGCTTAACGAAAGCCAATCAAGTGATTGATCAGAAGAAAATGGAAATCGAATCGGACGAGCGCATTGCTTTCGCAAAAATGGAGACCGAACTCAGAAAAGAGATGATGAAAACATCAAGCCTTGCGGCGATTGATGGACTTAACGCTCAAATTGAAGAAATAAAACAAAGGCTTCAGCTTCTCGACATAAATCAGCCCTTTGATATTTCAGAGCAAGAGCGAGCGATGCAAATGCAAATGAATCAAAATTTAAGCGGTGCTGGCAATTTTGCTGGCCCGAATATGAATCAAAATCCTACTGGTGGGAAGCCACCAGGGCAATTCATGGGAGAATTTTAAACCATGCCAAGTGACAATATCCAAGTGACAGAAGCCAAACCGATTGAATCCTCAAATTTGAGTGATTTGGTCGAGGCTGACGAAAATTCCGAATCATCCGTTGAGGATGATGAAAGCAAAGATACTTCGGAAGTATCTGAAAACGAGGAAAATCAAAACGATGATCAAGAGGTTGAGAAAAAGCCCAAGAAACAAAAGGGCGGTTTTCAGCGTCGGATCAACAAACTAAATTCAAAGCTATCTGCCAAGGAAGAAGAAGCGAATTACTGGCGTGAACAGGCAATGAAAGCCCAATCACGACCGGAATCGAATGACTCTTCTCAAAAAGCGAAGCCACAGCAAAAAAATGATGGCAAGCCAAAGGCAGATGATTTTGAAAGCCACGAGGACTACGTTGACGCACTGACCGATTGGAAGGTTGAGAAAAAGATTTTTGACTATGAAGAAAAAAAACGAGGCGAAGCAATAAAAAATGAGTATGCATCAAAAGCAAAAACTCATGCTGAGCGAGTCAATTCTTTTGTAGCGAAACACTCAGACTTTCATGACGTCTTAGAAGAGGTCAGTGACGTTAAACTCTCAGGCGTTGTCCAAGAGCTGATTATTGATTCGGACTTAGGTCCTGATTTAATGTATCACCTTGCAAAAGATCAAGACGAATTAGAGAGAATATGCTCTTTGACTCCCTTGGCCGCTGCAAAAGCAATTGGTCGTTTGGAATTAAAACTCGGTGGTTCTAAAAATGAAAGCGAAAAACTAAACAATAAAAAAGTATCGAAAGCGCCAAATCCGCCGACACCGATTAGAAGCAAGTCTGAGAAATCGGGCAAGAAAACAATCTTTGACGATGATCTCACACAAGCTGAATATGAAGCGTTAAGGAAAAGACAGCGCTCTCGCTAAAGGGAGAATTTAAATGTCCAATTCATTATTAACGGATTCAATTATTCTTAAAGAGACCATGATGAGTCTCAAAAGCAATTTGTCGTTTTGCAGAAATGTGACAACCGAATATTCGGACCAATTTGCAAAAAGTGGAGCTAAAGTCGGCGCTACAATTAACATTAGAAAGCCAACACGCTATAATGTGACAACTGGTGCCACATTGACTATTCAAGATAGCGCTGATCAATCGGTGGCTTTGACTGCTGATAAACATTATCATGTGGGCATGGCATTCGCAGAAGTTGATCGAACTCTTTCTATCGATAAATTCAGAGAAAGATACGTTGATCCTGCTGCCATCGCGCTAGCAAATACAATTGATTACAATTTTGCATCGGCAATGTATCAATCAGTTTTTAGCTCGGTCGGTGTTCCAAGTGCAACGGCATTTCCGTCGACATTAAAAGGTTTTGTAAATGCAAAAGCTGTAGCATCAAGCCTTGGCGCTCCTAAAGGAGTTTATTCGGCGATTGTTGATCCTCTCGTTGAGGCTTCACTTGTTGAAGGATTGAAAGGTCTTTTTCAATCATCTGAGAGAATTGCCGAACAATATGAAATGGGCGAAATGGGAATGGCGGCTGGTTGTAAATTTAGCATGAGCCAAAATGTGCCAAAACACACGGCTGGCGCTCCTGCTGGCGCTCCTGCAATCAAAACAACAATTGCAGCGGACAACACGTCAACAATTGCACTCGATGGCATCACTGGTTCAATCACCGCATGTTATAAAGTCGGTGACGTCATCACAATTCAAAACGTGTATGCTGTGAACCCTCAAACAAAACAAAGCACTGGTCAGCTTGCTCAGTTTGTCGTGACGGCTACTACAAACTCAGTGACAAACGAAATTGCATCTTTGCCAATTTCGCCAGCTATCTATGGACCAGGCAGCGCATATCAAAATGTTGATGCTTATCCCGTTGATGGCGCATTGGTTTATTTGTTTGGTGCAGCATTGACCTATGCAAGTGTCGTGGCTCCACAAAACATGGTTTTCCATAAGAGTGCATTCGCACTTGCTTCCGTTGACTTTGAACTTCCAAGCGAGGGAGTCAAAGCGACAAGAGTCGTTGATAAAGATGCAGGACTTTCTCTCACTATGACTCGTCAGTTTGATATCACTAATTATAGGAATATCACTCGAATCGATTTCTTAGGCGGATGGAAATGCATTTATCCAGAACTGGCTTGTCGTGTTGTCGGCCAACCTGCTTAATTGACAAAACAATAAAGTTTTTAGGGCCATGATTGTTTCATGGCCTTAAGATGTTTAAAATATTAAATAAAAACAAGGAGTTTTAAATCATGAATACCGCTACAACTTCAAATGAAACTAATACGCCTAAGTCTCCCGATGGATATACAATGGGCCAATCATCTGCTGATTTAATTGGATTTTATGGAGCCACACCAATTGCCCGTCCTAGCGGAGCGGCTCAAGCCGTTGCGACAGATGCAAGCGGCGGCACCGCTGCGCCGACAAACGGAATTCTAACTCTCACTGGCACCTATAACAGTGCGATCTTAGGGAATGCCATTGCAACGCTTGCCGCTCAAGGAAACGCATTGAGAAATGCTCTTGTCAGTCTCGGCCTGATTGCAGGATCTTAAGTCTCGTGAAACTATTGGTGTCCATTCCAACCTATGACGGCAAACTTCAAACTGAAGTTGTCAGATGCTTGTTAAATGAGCAATTGTTAGCCGTTCAAAATGGAGTGGACATCCAATTCCGATTTCTCTCAAATTGCAGTCATGCCGCTATGGGGAGAAATCAACTTGCCTCTGATTTCATGGCGTCGGACTGTGATAAGATGTTTTTTCTCGATTCGGATATAAGCTTTGAGCCTGGATCTCTTGTCAAAATGGCGCTTTTTGATGTGGATTTGGTTGGCGGCGCTTATCGTTATAAATTCGAAGCCGAGAATTACCCGATCGGTTGGCTTGATCAAAAGGAACTATGGTCAAATGAAAAAGGCTTGATCGAAGTCAAAAGCTTGCCTGGTGGTTTTTTATGCATTTCGAGAAAAGTTTTCGAAATGTTTCAAGAGGCATTCCCCAATAGAGGCTATGCGCATTTTGATAAACAATCATTTGCATATTTTCAAATGCGTTTTGATGATGGGATGTTATGGGGAGAAGACAGTTATTTTTGCAAAGAGTTTTCAGATCTCGGCGGCAAGGTGTATTTGTATCCAGAATTAGAGTTAACTCACTGGGATTTCAATCGACCGTTCAAGGGTCATATTGGAAATTGGTTGAAAAATAGAACGAAAGGCAATGAATGAATTTCCCGCAATGCGTTTACAATGATGATACGGTCAAAGGTTTTGAGAATTGTAAACGCATTGCGGGAAATT